CGCGGAGAGCGTCGTCATAGGCGCGTTGGCCCTGGACGATCTGGAGCCAGGGCTTTACGTCGCGGTTGACATCCAGGTAGGTCTGCCAGATCGGGACGACATCGACAGGCACCGTGGCGCCGTCGCTCGGGAGCAGGGTGCCGAGGTCGACAGTCGGGTAAGGCGTGCCAGTTGTCCCGACCGGGACCTGGATGAAGTAGGTCTGCGTCTGGAGTCCGGCAAGGCGGATGTCGACCCGGGTGTAGGAGTCGACCGGGTTGGTGCTGGTGTCGAGGTTCGAGATGAGATTCTGGGAGAGGTCGCCGGAGTCATCGAGGTCGGCGGAGATCGAGACCGGGACGATGGTGCTGCTCCCGTTGGTGATCCCCTTGGTGAGGGTGAACTCGACTTCGCCCACGCATGGCGAGCCATCGGGGTTGGTGAAGGTGTGGGTGACCGTCGTGGTCGTGAGGCTCATCGCGTCTCTACGTCCGGCTTCCTCGATTGCTCAGCGATCGTGGATCCGCGTTGACTGACCTCTCGCACCGGCCCGGGCGTTGATCGCACATCACGAGCCGGGGTCGGAGCGGCATCGGATACATAGCCACACCGGTTGCACCGATGGGCGGGCGGGATCTCGCGACGGCAGTGACAAAGTTGCATCACTGCTTAGGGTCCGGAGAAGCAGAGAAGCCCTGATGCCGGTCTTCCCAGCAACAGGGCTCCTTGGGCCTGCGTAGGTTAAGTTGAGTCGTCAGCTCTTCGGAGCTGCGGTCTCTGGCGCCTCCGAAGGTGCCTTGGGGACTTCCGTCTTGACTACCTCTGGCTCGGGCTCGGGAGCTGCGCTCTCGGGAGCTGGAGGAGCGTCCTCGTGGACATGAAGAACGCCCGTGTGGGTGAGGGAGTGGACGAGATCTTCGGCCACCTCGATGATCTCTCCCGGCTGGATGGAGCGCTGGAGGCCGGAGATCCAGATCTTGAAGTCAGTTGGATTGGTGATGTGAGGCATGCGTCTTTCTACCGAACGGAAAAGGGCCACCCGAAGGTGGCCCCGTCCGTATTCGTGGTGGGTTGGAATCAGAGTCCGTAAGCGGTGAGGCCAGTACCGGAGATCGTCTGGACCGCGGTGGGGTACAGCGAGAATGCTGCGAGGTACTCGTACTTCTGGATGAGCACCTGGAGATTCCCAGCAAGCGTCTGAGGCACAGCGCGGCTGACCGGTGCACCCTCGTAGAGCACAACGATCTGGGTATCGAGAACGATAACCTGGTCGACACCGGTGCCCGGAGTCGGGATGTTGAAGTCAGTGAAGACCGGCAGCGTGCTGAGCACGTAGCCAGTGCGTCCCTCAACACCAACGTCGCCAGAGCCACTGGCACCAGCAACGGCCTGGAATCGGCCAAGCTCATCGGTTAGGACAACCGGGCGGGCGTTGGCGTCGCCCCATGCTGCGAGGACTTCCCAACGCTCCGGCTGCATGAAGATGGCATCCGGGTTTAGGAAGACACCAGAGCCGGTGCGGATGTTGGACTTAGCCAGACCAATCTTGCCGAGGAGCGAGACTCCACCACCGGTGCCAGAGGTTCCCCATGGCACGAAGGAGCCGTTGGTCAGCGCGATCGCGCCAGCGCCCGCGAGAGCCTGGGTCAACACGTAGTTGTCGACCTTGGGGGCTAGCGCGATGTTGAGCTGCATGTTGATCGTCTGGTCGGCCTCGTAGCCGGGGCCAGCACGATCAAGAAGCTGCTGAGACACCGTGACCTGACCGGCCAGCGTTTCGACCGTCGCGTTGGTGAAGCCAAGCGTCGGGTCAGTTTCCTGGACACCGGAGCCTTCAGTCTGCGCAGCGACACCCGCAGCAGCGGTGACGGTCGGAGCCTGAATGACCATTCCGTAGTCAGGGAGCGGGCGCTTGGCGACTGCGTCAGCGAACGTCCTTCCTGCCTGGCGGAACGGGATCACATCGGTGAAGACCGGTGCGACCATGGCGCCGAACGAGCCGCCTGAGGTTGCGGTTGAACCGCCACCGGTACCTAGCGGAGTACGGAACTCGGCCTCGCCATACTCGCGGAAGCGGCGAACCTTGTCGCGATTCTCCCTCTCGTCCTGCACACGCGAGCCTTCGATGGCCTGAGAGAGCGCGTAACGCCCTTCCTTGCTGTCAAGGTGTGCCTCGCGTGCCATCTGGTGACCCCACTGAGCGAGACGCTCGTTGGCGCCATCGTGGCTGGACAGACCGGGCACAGCGCGGCGAGCGAGGTCCCAGTAGTAGGAGTGCTGTGAACCGTGGCCATAGACCTTGGGCTCGTTGGTGACCTTGGCATCAACGGTGCCGATGCCTGCGAGCTTGCGAGCCTCGGAGAGCTTCTGGGAGCGTTCGGCCTTGGCGGACTCCTCGTCAATGCGGGTGTCCAGGTCGTTGATCTCGGAGACGAGTGCGGAACGCTTCTCGTCCTCCTCTGTGGTGAAGGCCTCGCGGCCTTCGTCGCGGACAACGGTGATGAGCTGCTCTAGCTCTTCAGCCTGCTTGCCTCGCTTCTCTAGCAGATCTGCTAGTTGTGACATGTGTTTGTGAACCTTTTGGGTTTGGAATGGACGAGCGCCATGAGGCGCTGACTGAGCCCAATCACCCTTCAGGTGGTACTTTCCGAAAAGGGGCTTCCCCAGGTGCTCTCTCTGCTTAACGTGGTACTGACAGCCTCGCGGCGGTTTCCCCACAGAGAGAGGGGCAATGTTCTCTTGTTCTACTCGTTGTAACTGGGAGAGTGTCCAAAACCCAGTACGTCTATTTCATCGAGGACGCCGAGAGCCGAGCGGTGAAGGTAGGAATCGCTGCTGAGCCACAGACTCGACTACAGGAACTTCAGACGGGTAATCCCCGCAAGCTCCGACTGCTCGGCTACATCGACGGCGGGCATCGGCTGGAACAAGGAATCCATTTCCTCCTTCGGCACCACCGAGTCCGCGGGGAGTGGTTCCGGTGGAACCCGGTCTATGACCACATGGCGACGATTCCCGTGACTGATTGGGTAGTGCTGGCCCCATCGGTGGGCGAGCTACGTGGAGAGCAACCAGGGAACAACCGGCGGCGCCCGGACGGCAAGAAGCGCCGTCACAAAGAGTTCAGGTAGTTAGTGGCGGCGACGCTTGAGGAGCGTCAGCTCTGCTTCAGCGAGTGCGAGGGACGAGCGAGTCTGGGGCTCGTCCTCGAAGTGCGTGATGTCGTCCACGGCGTCCTGGACCTCAGGGGCCTCAGGCGTGTCCGCGTCGTAGATGTCGTCGTCCGCGGCCTCGATGAGCTGCGAGGGATCGAACCCGCTTGCATCGAGGACTCGGTGCATGGCCGCAACCGCGTCGACAAGGAGCTGCTGGTTGGAGGTTGAGAGGACTTTGCCCGCCCGGATCTCGGTGGCCATGTTGAAGAGGCGAACCGCACTCTCGGCCGGAGCCTGGGCCAGCATGCGTTTGGCGATCTCGATGTTGGTCGTGGGCGAGGCCGGATAGGTGACCGCGCTCACGTCCAGGAAGCTGTTGAACTGCGAGATCGAGCGCTGATCCCCAGCCTCGTTCCAGTGATCGCCACCAGCGGCGACGGAGAAGCCCACGGACATCTGGCTGATGTCGCCTCGCTCAATGGCGATGGCGAGGTCATTGTGGGCGTGACTACGAGCGTCGAGCCGAGCAGTGAAGTCAAGCTGTCCCGCCCGGTCCTCAAAGACGAGCGTGCCGTTGGTGCTGCGAGCCATCGGCATCCCCTCGTGGTTGAAGAGGAAACGGATATCGGCGGTGTCCAACAGCCCGTTGGCAACACCCGGGAGCATGGTCTCCGCGAAGAGACCGAACTGGTCGCGGACCTCGTAAGGAGCGTTGTAGACAATCGGGGTACCGGTGATGACGATCTCATTGGCACCATCAGCGGCAGAGCGAATCTCAAGGCTATGCGCCGTGAAGTGACGGACCTCAGGAAGGAGAGCCGAGGCGAGTGCCCGAGCAGCCGGGATGTCCCGGTGACGAGGTCGTCTGACACGGCTGTTGGACTGGGCCTTCAGGCTGCCGTCCGCGTTCCAGTTGTCGGGAATGTCCTTGGAGAGTCCGAGCGCGTCGGCTCGGGCGATGATGTGCTTGCGGATGGCGTCGTGATCTGCGTTGCCTCGGCCTACTGCGTGCATGGCGTTCTGGAGGTCCTCGGCGTCCTTGATCGGATAGGACCCGTCGGGCATTGCCTGACCGGAATCCGCCATGGCGTCGCGGTCCTTGCCGGAGTACTTGTCCCGGAACTCGGCCGGTTCAGCAATCAACATCAATGGTTAGGGGGCCGGGTCATGCCACAAATTGGGATGCGCGGACGGTGAACTGGGCCTCAGCCGCAGTAACCGGGCCGGTCGCGCTCCATCGGTACTCCCAGGGGCCGGGGTCGGTGACCACGATGTCGGCGTGGTAGTTGCCGGTGCTGTCATTGACCGGCGACAGCGTCTGGATCGCCTCTGAGGCAGGGCCGATCACCTGGCACGTGACGGTGACGGGGTTGTAGGGGGTACCAGCACTCGTGAATGACACGAGCAGGCGGATCGTGTTGCCAGCCGCGTAGGAGTGCGCCATTACTCGTTATCGGTGAGGAAGGTCTCGTAAAGCTGCTCGTCAGCTACCGCGGTCAGACCGAGCGACTCAGCGGACACGGTTGTCGCGTAGAGCAGGGTGTCGGCCGGTACGGCCTGACCAGTCTTAATTGGCGAGAAACCCTGAGTAACAACGGACCCGACGTAAGACAGAGCGCCCCGCAGGCCTCGCGCGATTTGCCTGCCGAGCGTCCCGGCAGAGGCGAGGCTTGCCTGCAACACAGTGGCCGCCTGCTTAGCGGTCGAGCCCGTGAACCCGAGCGCGGCAGTGAGCGCCTGCGTGAGCAGTCGGCCGACAATCATGGAGCCCGAGAAGCTCAGGTCGGAGGCGAACAAGAAGAGGAACTGAGCCCTGGTTGCGACGAACGAGCCTGCGGAGGTGAGCGTCCCCGCGAGAGCCGTAGCAGCCTTGCTTGTCAGCTTCACGAAATGCCCCGACAGCGAGAGCGCCGCGGTCATGGCAAAGAGGACGGTGCGAGCCAGGGAGGCCTCGAAGGACAGCGCGGCGTTTAGGGTCAACGTGACGGTCTGAGAACCCTGCGCGCCAAACGAGAGCACTGCCGCCAAGACGGAGAAGACGCTGCGAACCAGCGATCCGTCGAACGAAAGTGCGCCATCAAATGACAAGTCAAACGTCGAAGGGCCTTGGACGCCAAGCGAGAGGACCGCCGCCAGGATGGAGAAGATGGTCCGCTTCAGCGAGGCTTGAAACGACAACACGCCCGAGAGGGACAGGTTGAAGGTCTGCGGGCCTCGGGCGCCGAACGAGAGTTCCCCGTCCAGGGACTTCTGGATGGTCCTGCCGGTGGCGCCGCTAAAGGTAAGAGGCATCAGTCAGACGGCTGGAGCTGATCAGACAAGGGCGTCTGCTCATCCCCGGAATCACCCGTCTGTTCTGGCGCGGTGTTGCTAGCGAGTGGGGCGATGACCTCGTCTCCACCCTCGACCGGAGCGAGCCCCAGATATCTGGTGCGGATCTCGTTGATCGAGACCGCGTTGGTTTGGCGCATGTTGAGCAGCAACATGGCGAAGCTCTGGGCATCGGTCTGGAGGATCTGTGTGCGATCGAAGGCAACCTTGATCTGCCCCGGGATGAGCGCCGAATAGATCTGCTCCAGCGGGTCGATATACCCCGAGAGCGTCCAGATCACCATTCGCTGCATCTCTTCACCAATGGAGTGAGCTGGCTGGGGAGTGAGTCGCTGGAGGGCGTTGCCCAGGAGTGATGCAGGGATGCCGAAGTAGGAGGCAACGACCGACCGGCAGTACTCCAACGTCTGGAGGTGCTTCGCTTCATCGGGCGTGGCCTGCATCTTCTTGGGCTCGATGTCGCTGTCGATAAGCAGCGGCAGGTGAGCCTGGGCGAGACCTCCGTGTTGGATCATCAGTGACTCGACAATCCGCTGAACCTCGTCCTGGCCGAGCTTGCCCTTGGCAGTCAGGACATAGCCCGGACTCATGCCCTGGCTGAACCACCGAGCCCCGTACTCGACGGCAGCAAGCGCGATAGCCATGTTGACACCCGCGTAGTCGAGGCTGCTCAGGCCTCGTTGTGCTCCCGGCATCGTTTTGTGCGGGATGTGGATCAGCTTGCTGGGGTCGAGCACGACTCGCTGGGTGCCGACGCCGTAGAGGTACTCGGTGTTGCCCTGCTGATCGTTCTTGAGTTCGAGGATCGCTGGGTTGAGGACCTCGACGGCGGTGATCGCACTCAGCCGATCGAACTCGACGCCATACCACCAAGCCTCACCCCATAGCCCCATCGAGAACACCGTCTGTTCGGTGCCGATGTACTGGGGCTGTTCGATGTTGCCCGTGGGCGCCATCCCGAACGTGTTGGACAGGAAGGCGGGCTGGACAGCGAGACGCTTGCGGTACGGCCAGTTGCTGTCATCCAAAGCCTCGGTGAAGGCGTATGGATCGCCCAACTCCATAACCCCGTTGGTGATGATGCGAAGGCTGGTGAACACCGCATCCATCTGGAGCGCGGTGCGCTCGTTGATGTTGACCCCGGCCCAGTTGCGGTTGATCCCGAGACCGGGAGGCGGGATTGCACTGGGATCGATGATGTTGAGGCCTGACAGCCCACCGAACCAGGTGGACATCGAGCGGGTCTCGGCCTCTTCTGATAGGGCACGGGTCTGGCGTCGGAACGGGATGCGCATTCGACCCTTACGTCCCAGCCCGACCGGAAAAGCCTAGGAGGATTGGGCGAGCTGCTTGGCCCTCATCTCAGCCCAGATCGCGTTGAGGTCCCAGATCTGGGGTGCACCTTGGCCCTCGCGGTTATGGGCGCCCCACAGAGCCAGAGTCACAGCCACGAGCGGAGAGATGTCGACGGTGGAGAGGCTGCGTCGCCACTTCCAACCGTCGTCCCCTTGGGGCGACCGGGCAGCTCCTTCAAGGGCAGTCATTAGCCGGGGGTCGGCGAGGTGGCGGATCGTGCCCTCGGTGACGGCATCGAAGAGCTGGCCACAAGCATCACCGTGCTCGCGGGTGCTGACCGGGATCAGGTCGAGGTCATCGAGCTGGCCAGCGAGGGCGCTGGCGGGGCTGCTCGGGTCATAGACGACCCCACCCACACGATGGGCCTTCACCAGCTCCCTCAGGCGATCTGGGACCCAGCGAGTACCTCGTGCATGGTCTACGACCTCCAGGTGGTAGCGACCGTCAGAACGCTTCCCAGCCACCGCGATACACGCACTGGCACGATCCCTCGACACATCGAAGGCAAGGGTGATGGGATCCAGCGGGGCG